TATAAACTAAATCAAATAATACTTGTATACCATAATTCACTTCATCTGCTTCATATTTTTGTATACTGATCGTGCTTTTCCCTATTTCTTTTGCAAATTCCTTTTGTGTCTGATCGTTCCACTCTCTTATCATTCTTATGATATCTCCTCTTGTATATGTTTTGTCTTTGATTACTACTTTCATTTATTTGCTCCTTTATTACAGTATAACAAAAAAAGACCAGTCCGAAGACTGGCTTTTTAATTATCGCTTACCTCATATAATGGCCCACAATCGCATCTGAATCGTACTCCGTCTGCTTCCAAAATTGCAACTCCATTTTTAGTCTGTGAAGTTGGTGTTTCAACACCGATGACTGTAAATGTCTTATCACACTTGAAATAGTCATTTGGATAGATTACTGCATTATAATTTGCATTACTACCATCTGCATTACATTTTGCTAAAGGTCCGCAAGGGATATAATCGTCTTTGCCTACAGGGCTACCATAACATAAATCGTAGCAACCTACTGCCCCATTTGGATATTTTCCGTTTGGTGCGATAACCTCATTTGCTCTAAATACTCCGTTAAAACGTACTTTAGAGCCAACGTGCAGAACTTGGTCAGCCTCTTTTACAACAGGCTCTGATTCCGTTCCGTAATAAGCATCTGATACCATTTTGAGGAATCTATCCCAGCCCATATCTAATGTACGATGTGGACAATATTTTCCGTTCCAATCTTGATGTTTTTTAACTCTGTCTAATGACAAATCCCAACCATGTAGCAAGTCTGCGACAACCTGTGCAGTATTTTTCTCAGCTTGAATAAAACGATCTCCACCCGATTTAGAATAACAAATTTCAACTGCAATAGATTTTCTGTTTCCAGTACCGTTGACTCCATCTCCAGCATTCCAGCTATTTCTATTTGTCAAAATACCCTGAACTGCTTCTTGATCATCAACTGCATATTGAAATGATACTTCATTATCATTTGAGATCATATATTTCACTTCATTCTCAGCTGATGCGTCATTTGCAGAATTATGTACTGTAATATATTCTGGTTTCATTTCATATGGACATTTAATATTCCACTTAGATTCATCAACTAACATTTGTCTATATTTCATATATTATTCACCCTCTTTCTCTCTTGTAATGCCTTTTATAGCCCAAAATTGAACTTCTTCTAATTTTGTAAATACTAAACTTGTTTCTCTACTTGGTTTACATAAAAATTCTATTTCGTTATATAT